CCCATCGGGATCGGTGAGCACCAACCACAAGCTGGATTCAGTCTCGTTAATAAACTTGTTCATGATGGTGGCATCCTGGAACAAAGCGGTCAGGGTGCCAGTGACGTTACAGCGGCCAGCCACTACGGTCTTGACTGCGGTATTGCCAACTACGAAAACAGGATTTACCCCGTTATCTAGGGACATCTCCAGGTTGGTGACATAGGCAATCGCAGCCCCGCCTTCATAGATGACGCCTGCATCAATACCGCTGAAACGCTCATTGGCGCTGGCGGCAGTAGGCGAGGAATCCAAAGAGGTGGTGCTGGTGGTCATGTTCTCGCCCAAGAAACTAAAGGTACTTTCCACCATGGCATTAGGTGGAACCGTCAAACTCCAAGAAGCGACCCGCATCCCCACATACTGGAAATACTGCCCAATATCCAAGAATCCTTCTTCAATGGTGAAGGTCTTTTCGGTAATGCCGTTTTTTAGCACCCCACGCTTGGTGACAGTGACGCTTTCACCAGCAGCTTCAACCGACAGAGTGAGATTAGCCAAGACCATAGTGGTGCCAGTTACCGAAACTACCCTAGCAACCCCATTGTTGCCCGCCGTAGCAAACCCAGCAATAGCCACATAATCATTAGCTACGATACCGGATCCAACCCAAGTGGTGTCCTTGATTAGCTGCGCGGAAGCAGTGGCCTGAATAGTGGTGCTGGTAATACTAGTAGTGCTAGTTACCCAATCACCGAACAATGCTCCTTCAAGTAGATCCTCAAAATCGCCATACTTGAAAGGCACAGGCAAATCACCACCAGTTTGTTTTGCCCCATGGCGCATGTCCTGAGTTTGCCTGTCGGCCCTAATCTCATCTGATACAAAAGAGTCTTTGGTTAGATTCAGGTTGTTCCCACCAGAAACAGGCAGCACAGTGAGGGTCGTCATCGCGGTGCCTGCGGTGGTCTCCTGGGCGATGGCTATCTGTAGCCTACTACCCTGAGCAAAAGTAGTCATTGTACTTCTCCTTACGTGTTAACTATGTCCGCAAACCACCGCACCGTAACTGGGAGGTGGAACCATCTATCTTCTTCAATAGGCCCATTGACCCAAGACCGCAAAAAGCGAACTCGTATTGCTTCCGTTATTGCCAAAGGATCGCCAGTTTGGGTTACTAAGTAATTCCCAGACTGGGTAATTATGTAGGCTCCCGTGCCTACCGTCCTAACGCTACCGCCCCGCTTGAAATGGCTGGCTATGAAGTCGGCCTCTTCCCTTGCCGTCGATGGGTTTGCCCCTTTTGGAAAGAAGCAACTTACTTGATAAATGCCTAGGTGCTCGTTATAGCCGCCTTCATCCCCACCAACGGTTAGTTGCCTCGGCTCTGCTGGGAGCACCCTAGGCATGTACCACCTGGTGTTTGCTTGGCTGTCTCCCTCTGCGTTAGCATCGAAAAACTGGTTGCTCCAAGAGATGCGATTTACGACCGTGGTAGCACTAGACCCAAGCAAGCAAGCCGTAAGGCTACTATCCAACGCCAGCGTTATGATGTTAAGCTTCCCACTCATCTAGCACTCGCTGCCTTCTTGGCCACAATGCCAGGGAACTCCGCCATGGTTACTCGCACCATTCCCTTTGGGGATTTCGCACTATAACCACCAACAATCTTAGGACCAGGGGGATATCCACCATACTCAAGCTTTAAAATGTACGGTACATTATTCACCAGCGTGAAAACCAACCCCTTGCCTGAAAGCACATTGCCAATCATCTCAGACTGCCATCCGCCCCTAGCTCTTCCAGTGTCAACCGGTGTTCTAGCAATCACACTAGCCTCTACCTCTAAAGCTACAGACCTAAACACTTGCCCAATCTTAGCCTCTTGGCCTTTTATCCATTTACGAATGTCAAGTGTCCACATCTTATCTGCCACGGTTATTTCTCCACCAGCAGGTAGTAAACAACCACAGTACCACCTGGACTTATAGGAACCACCCCGACAACCTGCCAAGAAACAGTGCTTGATCCTATCTTCACAGTGTTGCCAGGTTTGGGGATTACCCCAAAGCCTTTGGCGGATAAAGTCAACTGCCGGGTCTTGCTTTGTACCATGCTAGCGTCCTTGAAGCTATCCGCCCCAAGTCCAGCCTTACCAAACTTAACCGCCCCTTCTACAGCGAACCCACTATAAACAGTGGTGCCAGAGGTCAGAGTTACTGCCTGGCCCTTACCACGGATAAGCTTGTCTGCTGTATCCTGTAAGCCCGTGTAGAAAGAGGAAGCCATGCGCCTATACCCTTACAAATGATATTTGCCCCTGAGCCTGATAAAGACCCTTGAGCAATTTATCTACCACAGGGAATCGCTTTTGAGCATTAACAGCCCCACCTAAGTATTCAACTTCAATGTCGCCAACTTTTTCCCTCTTGGTCAAACGGTCCTGGTCAGCAATAATAGTCACCTGAGTCATAAAACGAGCAGTTAATTCACAATTCGCCCGAACCACCTCCGTGGGAATCTGCGTGGTACCTACTTCCCAACCACCAGGGCCAATTATCCCGGTGGCTATCTGGTTGGTGGAATAATAGGGGTATTGCGGAAGTTCTACCTGCCGTGGCCATTCCATAGCTTGATTGCGAGCAGTTTTATATCCTACCCACGGATACTGAATGTCCAGATATTGCGCAGCCCTTATGATGATGGGCTTTAGCTGCTCAGTGGTAAAAGTTTCCCATCCAGTGATGCCCCGCTGGACAAAATAAGCAGTGGTCTGGGCAATACTGGCGTAGCAATTGCTTATGCTACTTGCCGACACTGTTTCTACAGTTAGGGTTATAGCCATAATTACCCTCTCAGACAGCCTGAGCCGCTGCCTCTGCGTCTTTCCCTACATTTAGTACCCCTAGCTCAAGCTCTCCCTCTGGAGACATCTGATAGCCTGCTAAACTAAGCTCAGGCTCTTGCGATTTTTCGCCCTCAACCACCAATCCTAAATGGTGCTTGGAAGCTACCCTCCAAAACTGCACTACGGCGGGGGCACGGGATAAGGTAAGATTCTCTACCCCGATGAAGTTGGCTTTTATGCTCTCATCCTCTGTAGCTCGCTGCTGGGCGTCAAAAAACCTCACGCAATCGATACAGCACTCTTTCCAGTTGCCAATATGCATGTGCGCCCAAGCAGTGAAAAACAAAGTGTCAGGGTACCAAGGGATAGCTTCTTGGCACTTTGCGCCAACCTCTAAACACTCCACCGCCCGCTTTCCCCTAATTAAAGAAAGCATCCAGGAATAATAAGGCCTGGCAAGAACCCCCACCGAGATTCCTTGCTCCTTGCTTGCCTTTTCCCAAATCTCAATAGTGCGCTTGGAGTATTTAATGGTCTCCTCTATAGCCCCAGTCTCAGAGCTTAAAGTCTGGCTCATGTAAAAATTGGGCCAGAATCCATCAGGGTCATCGTCCAGCATGGCTTGCACCATAGTTTTGCGCCGCTTGTGCTTAGCAAGCATGATGGCGTCATCTTCGCCATAGCCATAATGGAAAATTTTCATGGGACATTGAAGGGCTTCCCCCTCATAAATTGGCTTATTGTGGACCCTGCCCTCAAAGTGGAAAAGCGTTCCTGTGCTCAGCCCCTCCCTACGAAAAAGGTGAGGGTGCAAGATCATAGTCTTGGAGCCGTCTCTAAGCACATTCTGTAACTCAAAGAAAACAGCCCCTATGCTGGTTAGATCCTCATACTTCATTCGCCGGGAACATTCCATCAGCAGAGGGGCAGTCGCCCTTTCCACTTCCTCGTCTGCGTCTATCTGGAAAATGAAATCACCCCTGGCCATTTCTATTCCATGGTTACGGGCCTTAGAGAAACTATTATCCCAGGGCTGATGCAGGATGACGAAACGCCCGCCCTTTTTCTGCTTAAAATTCTGTTGGGCCTCCCTAAGAATATCCGTAGTGTGATCAATGGAGCCGGTGTCAACTATGATGACCTCGTCAACATAAGCCAATACGCTATTTAAGCAATTGGCTAGATGCTTTTCCTCGTTCTTTACTATCATGCACAAGCTGATAGTCGCCCGCTGCTCCCAAGGAACTTTGGGTTTAAGGTCTATAACATTGCCCTTACGCACAGGCGGCAAAGAACAGCGTCCTCCCTGACGCCGCTTGTTCTTTTTCTTCTTACCCACTACTTTCCTCCCTATTAACTTCCCTGCCTGATGCACCATTCAGCGTTAAGCCCCAGAGCACCGGCAGTACAATTAAATCTTACCTGGCACCAACTACCCGCAGTCTTGACCGCCTCTACAACAGTAGAATAGGCCGCTCCCCATCTACGAGCGATAACGGTGGAGCCAGACTCAAAGCCACGCTCAAGATAAACCGTAGCTCCCCA